CGGCAACAGATTATCAAATATCAATAGATATGGCGAAACAAATTTGCATGATTCAGAGAACGCCAGAAGGGAAGCTGATTCGTCAGTATTTCATCGACCTTGAAAAAGCATGGAACACGCCAGAACAGGTTTTTGCTAGAGCTTTGAAGATGGCTGATAAAACCATTGAATCTTTAAAAGCTGATAATGCAGTTTTACTTGAAAGTGTTGAGCGTATGAGACCGAAAGAAGTGTTTGCAGATGCTGTTTCAGCAAGTCAGACATCAATTTTAATCGGCGAACTTGCGAAGCTGTTAAAACAGAATGACATCGAAATAGGACAACGAAGATTATTTTCGTGGATGCGTGAAAATGGTTTTCTTATCAAGCGAGGGTCAAGTAGAAATATGCCATCACAGAAAGGCATGGAACTTGGATTGTTTGAAATCAAGGAAGGCTCCTACATCAATGGAGTGGGTGAAAATATCATCACCAAGACAACTAAAGTCACAGGTAAGGGACAGCAATATTTTATTAATAAATTCTTGCAATGCCAGGGACTTACGAAAAGAGAGGGGTAAAAAAATGAAGGTTATGTACAATTTACTGACCATCGTGTCAGTAGCGTTGATTATCTGGATCTCGTCCAGTTGGGCTGGCGTGGTAACACATACCGCCGGAAAAGATTATAGCAATTATAATTTCTTCGTGATGTTAGGAGGTGAATAAAAAATGAATGAGCCTCCAAGAAAAGAGTATGTTATTAGATTACTCTACACCCTTTTAGGACGACAGCAGGGTGTAGAGTATGACAAAGTATTCTACACCGATAAAGACGATGTAGAGCATGAGGTAAAAAAGGAAGAGCCCTACCATTAAGCTCTTACGATAAATCATACAAGTAAATCATACAAAAGACTTGGCAATTTGTCAAGATAGGAGGTAGACATGGCATACATCGTTATTCAAGATTGGATGATATCAGATTTACAGTTAAAAGGAAATGAACTCCTCACATATGCCCTTATTTACGGCTTTTCGCAGGATGGCGAATCAGAATTTAAGGGGTCATTGAAATATATTTCCGAATTTCTTGGCGTGTCAAAAAGAACTGCACAAAGAAGCATTGAAAATCTTGTAGACCGAGGAATAGTTGAAAAGAGAGTAGAGGAGATTAGCGGCGTGAAATTTAACCGTTATATGGCTCATGAAAAAGCTGACACCCCTATAGACAAAATGACCACAGGGTATAGTCAAAATGACCACGGGGGTATAGTCAAAATGACCATGGGGTATAGTCAAAATGACCATGGGGGTATAGTCAAAATGACCACCAATAATACTAATATATATAATACTAATAATAATACTAGTAATAATACTAAAGATAAAGGCGCGCCCGCGAGATACTTTGACGACGAGGAACTAAATAATAAGTTCTTGGAATTTCTTTCCATGCGTAAGAAGATTAGAAAACCAGTCCGAACAGATAGAGCTTTGAAAGCATTACTCAAAAAGTTGCATGAATTATCTGGCGGTGATGTTGGACTGATGAAACAGATTATAGATCAGTCATTGGATAAAGAGTGGCTAGGACTTTTTGAACTGAAAACAGCTAACGACAGCACGAAGAACATCAACGACCGGCTGTACGGAGATATACAGCACTGGGCGGCACAGAAAGAACAGGAGGGAGGCGGAATGTATGACGATTTCGGAGTTTTCTAAAATCGTAGCCGCATTAAAGACCGTTTATACGTCTCCGGGGTTCATTCCCAACGAGCCCACCTTGGATATGTGGTACCGCTTGGTAGGCAAGAACAACGACTACCAGACAATGAGCGTAGCGGCACAGATGTACATGACAACCGGCAAGTTTCCACCGACACCAGCAGATATTTTGGAGTGTGCCAGCAAGCTCAAGGCAGAAAGCAGCTACCTGAGCGAGCAGGAAGCGTGGGCAACAGTGGCAAAGGCGTGTACAAATGGCGAGTGGATAGAAGGCGGCTACAGCTACCAGAAAAACTTTGACAGACTCCCGAAGATTTTGCAGAAGGCGGTAGGAACGCCGGAAACGCTCCGTAATTGGAGTCAAGTTGATATGGCGACCATGCAGACAGTCGTGCAGTCAAACTTTCTCAGAAGCTACAGAGCGTCGCTAGAAGCACAAAAGGAGATAGACAAGTACCCGCCGAAGCTCCAAGAGATGATACGGGCGGCGGGGGCGATAGAGCGAAAAGAAACAGTGCCGGAACTACCCACACTGGGAGAAATAGTTGGGCGGTTAGAGCAGGATAATAAAAATTATCCCCCGGAACAATGTAGTGGAGCGTTGGGGGATTGGATAGCAGAAAAGAAGGAGAGATTAGGTTATGAATAACACAATGATTAGCGTAAACGGCTTTGCGAAAAGAGAGTATGAGGACGTCTTAGAGAAAAAAGGTGTGATTCCTGCAAGTGTTGTAATCACAGTCGAGGACAAGGCGATTGCAAGAGCTATTTTAGAGCTATTTAAAGACAAGGTACAAAAAACAGGCGTTTTGCGGATGAAAGAAATTGAAGCTTTTGCCCGCGGCTACAACGAATTGAGCAAAAGCATTGAAACGGCATGGGGAGAAGAAAGCGAGGAGAAATATGGCGGAGCGGTACGTTGACCCAGTCAGGGAATACCTAAAAAGACAGCACCTTGAGGCGGAATATGAGTGTAGAACAGCACACAAAGCAATCAAACGAGGCGCGGCGAGCTACAACGAATACGAGAGATATGAGGAGGAATTAGAGCAATGACACTATACGAGATTGACAGCACAATTATGGATTGTGTAGACGAGGAGACAGGAGAAATTATTGACCTCGAAAAACTTGAGGCTCTCAACATCGAGAGAGACAAAAAAGTGGAGGGAATCGCGCTGGCGGTAAAGAATTATGCCGCAGAAGCAAAGGCAATCAAAGAGGAGGAAGAAAAGCTTGCGAAACGCCGCAGAAGTTGCGAGAACGCCGCACAGAGGTGTAAAGACTATCTGTCCCATGCTCTTGACGGAGAAAAGCTCAAAACGGCAAGAGTAAGCGTATTCTACAAGAGCAACGAGTCTGTGACTATTGACGATTTAGGCAGTCTGTCAGAGGAATACATCAGGATTCCAGAGCCACAGGCGGACAAGACAGCGATTAAGAAGGCGATTAAAGCCGGGAAAGAGGTTGCAGGGGCACATCTTGAGACCTCAAAGAGTGTGATCGTGAGGTAAGAAAAATGGGAGATGTTTACACAAAGTTACAAAAAATTCAAGCAGAATTAAAGGTGCCCAAGAGTAAATACAGTGATTATGGCGGCTATAGTTACAGGAGCTTAGAGGACATCTACGAGGCAGTAAAGCCTTTATTGGATAGGGAAGGCTTAATATTAGCCGTAAACGACGAAGTTATTATGCTGGGCAACCGATTTTACATAAAGGCGACAGCAATTTTAAAAGACATAGAAAGTGAGGGCAGTTTTTGCACTACAGCATACGCCAGAGAAGAAGAAAGCAAAAAAAAGATGGATGCAGCACAAGTTACCGGCTCAGCATCGAGCTATGCGAGAAAATACGCCTTAAATAGCTTGTTTCTTCTGGACGACTCGAAAGACGCGGATACAGACGAATATAAACGCAACGAGGTTATCACAGAGAAAGAGGCAAAACGGCTCTATGATCTGATGCAAAAAAAAGGAATGACGGAAGCCCAGATCAAAGAATGGGCAAGTCAAAGAGGTTTAAAATCATTGTATCAGACGACACAACAACAATATGCCGAAGCCATGAAGGAATTATGACTGAAATAGCATGGATTTAACTGGAAAAATAAAAAACTTAGCAGTGGATTATTTTAGCAAAAAGATAACAGTTACTCTGGAAATTAATGAGGCGGAGCGGTTTATAAAGGGCGTGGACGAACTGAAAAAGCTGGAAAAGCTGTCCGTAATAATTAAACCGTTCCGCAAGAAAAGAAGCTTGTCAGCAAACGCCTATTTCCACGTCCTGGTCACCAAAATAGAGGAGAAAGTTGGCACGAGCAAGGCGGAAGCCAAAAATTTGATGATAGGCAGATATGGACAGCCGGAGCTGATAAAAGGGGACATAGCAGTTTTAAAAACCAATGTCCCAACCGACATCATGTACAAAAAAGAGGACGTTCACACAGTTGCGATAGGACGGCGGCTAGAAAAAGGCAAAGAGGTAGTGTTTTACAGACTCATGCGAGGTTCGCACACCTACGACAGCCGGGAAATGAGTGAGTTAATCAAAGGCACGATACAGGAAGCAGAAGATTTAGGAATTGAAACGCTAACACCAAGAGAACTGGAACAAATACTAGGAAAATGGAAGCCGAGAAAGGAAGAAGAAAAATGAATAGCGTACTACAAACAAAAAAAGAGTGCTTCTTCTGCAAAACAACCCAAAATTTACATAGACATCATGTCTTATATGGCAGTAGCAACAGAAAACAAGCCGAAAAGTATGGTTTTACAGTTTATTTGTGTTTAAATCACCATACCAACGGTGGTGAGGCAGTGCATCGCAATCCCAACGGACCGCTAGACAGGTATCTCAAAGAGCTAGCGCAGAAGTATTGGGAGGAGAACAACGGAACGAGGGAAGAATTTATCAAAACATTTGGGAGGAATTACCTGTGAATAAATTTAGAAATAAAAAGATTTTTACGAAAGATGGGAAGTTTGATAGTAAAAGAGAAATGCATCGCTATTTAGAGCTGGCGGCGATGCAACAAGCGGGGAAAATTACAGGATTAGAGCGGCAGCCGAGATACATCCTTGTGGGCAGCCAGAAGCGAGAGGATGGCACTACAGAACGCCCCGTATCATATACAGCAGATTTCCGCTACACAGACAAGGAGGGGAAAATTGTTGTTGAGGACGTAAAATCCCCGCGCACAAGAAAAAATCCGGAATATATTATCAAGAGAAAGCTGATGCTTGAACGGTATGGCATCACGATCAGGGAGGTGGCGTAATGAAAAAAACAGGAGACTCAGAAGCAAGAAAAGCGGCGAAAATACTCAAGAAGTACTGCAACGAGCATAAATATTGCCGAAATTGCCTTTTTGCGGTAGGAAAGGAGGGCGCGGCTTGCCTGCTAGTAAATAAATTGCCGTTTGACTGGGTAAGATATTAAAGCTGGACACCCTCCGGGGTTAAGGATAGATACACATTACAGCAACACGTTAACGGTTCCATGAGGAGCTATATGCCATTGATTCCTCCGGATTTATTCCGGAGGGGAAAGGAAAGAAAATGCCATACGGGCTGAAAGACGAAGATTTTGACAAAATACAAAACAAAATAGCGAAAAAACTATATGAAATACCAAGCCTTGACCGAGCCGCATTTCTGGTGGGATGCACAGAACAAGAGTTAAGGGAAGCAATGACCGAACTACGCAAAACACCCAAATCGAGGGGGAAAATTGAAGCCGTAGAAAGGGAGTTGAGAAACAGAGGAAACAAAAACAAAAAAACAAAGCTTTTCCCAAGCGACCTGACAGAAAAGAGATTTGCGAGGGAGTGGACGAAAGCGTGCGGAAGAATAAGGGGGAATAGATAAATTGGAACGTGTAAGAAAGGGGTGGTTTTATGGACTCGAAGAGAACTTTACTTGATATATTTCATGTATCCGAATCATATAAGCTTCCAGATGTAATTATGGATGCGTTACTGTCTGATAATGCAGAAAGTATCATAAGGCTAGTGAAGAAAAGCACGCACGATGATATCCGGGATATATTTCAGCAAGAGCAGGGAGACAGAAAAACTTTAAAACAGGATTTCACACCGGATTGCATCTGCACCATGGTCGCAAAAATGATGAAGCCAGGCAGTGTACTGGATATGTGCTCTGGAACGGGAATATTAAGCAAGGCAGCAGCAAAAGAGCATGGCATAAAAATATGCGAACAGGAATTTAGTGAGCGTACGATTCCATTTGCCTTACTAGATGCCTGCATTGATGGATTGGAAGGAAGTATTAGCCGGGCGGATTGTTTACGGGGAAATATAATGCAAACATATCATTTAGAAAAAAATAATGATATAAGTATCCCAAAACAAGTAGAACCGGAAGAAATGGGATGCTTTGACAATGTAATTATGAATCCACCATACTCTATGAAATTCCCAGAAGCGGACGAGATGCCAATCATGGGACATAAAATTCCGAAAAGCAAAGCCGATTACGGATTTATACTGCGCGGTGTACAACATTTAAAAGATGATGGACGACTGATTGCGATACTTCCGCATGGTGTCCTTTTTCGAGGAGCGGCAGAAGGGAAAATTAGAGAATGGCTTGTTAAAGAGCACTGGATTAGTGCTGTAATTGGATTACCGGATAAGTTATTTTTAAATACAGCAATCCCAGTATTTTTACTAATTTTAGAAAAAAATTCCCCAGATATTCTTTTCATTGACGCATCAAGACGATTTGAAAAGAAATCAGCACAAAACGACATGTCGCAGGAGCAGATAAGAGATGTCGCCGATGCTTTTTTTACACGTAAAGATGCAGAAAAATATGCTTACGTAGCATCTTATCAGGAAATAAAATATAATGATTACAATCTAAATATCCCAAGATATGTAGATACGTTTGAACCAGAGCCTCTACCAGACGCGGAAGCGATTCTTAAAGAACTGCAAAAAATTGAAAATGAAGAGAGGAAAACTAGAAAAGAACTGTACGAAATGCTGGGGGAACTGGTAGGTAGCAAGGGGGATATGAACGTTATGAAAGAACATAGAAAATTGCTGAAGCCGCAGAATACAAGAAATACTTTCAGGCAAATGACATTAGAGGATTATGAAAATGCAATGTAAAAAAGTCAATATTTTTGAGATATGCAAAGTAGAACGTGCGGTGGCTGGAAAAATATATACGGCAGGGAGTTGCTATGTAAAATTAAGTGCTGCGGATGAGTATGTAGGCCAATTAAAAAATGACAATACACTGGATACAAGATACGCAGTGTTTGAACCAAACGAAGGAATTTGCGCGGATTACTTGCACATTGCTATCTGCAATAAGTTTCCTGAGTTTTTGCGAAAATACCGGACAACAATTAATTTACAATTTGAAACATTAAAACATTTCGTACTTGACTGGCACGAAAAGGAGGAAGAACAGAGGTATGTTGTAAATGCAGTCAAGGCGGTGGATAATGAAATAGAACTTACCGAAATGCAGATAGAAAAAGAGAAAGAGATGAAGAAATGGTATCTTGCAAAGATGATGGCGCAACAAAACCAGACACCTACATGATCATATCAGAAAAATTCATGCAGGGTGAAATAAGCGAGGACGAATTTGTGGAGCAGTATAACCGATTGGTTGAGCAGGAAGCTGAAAAACACTGGGAACCGGTCAAACCGCATGAGCATATATAAGAGGAAAGAAAAATGAAGTTTATTGATTTTTTTGCCGGAATCGGAGGGTTTCGCAGGGGGATGGAAATGGAAGGACATGAATGTGTTGGCTTTTGCGAATTTGACAAATTCGCGGTTGCGAGCTACACATCTATGCATCTGATTACTCAGGAACAAAGAGAATTTTTGAGCAAAATGCCGTTGAAACAGCGACAAAAAGAAATACTAAAGGAGGAATACAGAAATGGAGAGTGGTACGCAAATGACATTAGAAGAGTATATGCCGGAGACATTCCAAGAGCAGATTGCTGGTGTTTCGGATTCCCGTGCCAAGACATCTCAGTTGCAGGAAAACAGCTTGGATTTCAAGGGAACCGTTCAAGCTTGTTTTTTAGAGTTATGTACCTTATCGGACAACTCGAAGAAGAAAATAGACCCACTTACCTTTTCGTTGAGAACGTTAAGAATTTGCTTAGTGTTAATGGAGGATGGGATTTCGCCAGACTGCTCATTGAAATGGAGCAGAGGGGGTATGATGCAGAATGGCAGGTGCTCAACTCCAAAGATTTTGGAGTGCCACAGAACAGAGAAAGGTGCTTCATTATCGGACATCTTAGAGGGAGAAGTACCGCAAAAGTATTTCCTGTCGAAAGAACAGACGGAGAAAATAGTATTCAAATAATTGATCACAAAGACGGATACAGAAAAAATACGCAGGTATTTGCACCTGATGGAATTACAGAAACTCTTGATACTGGTCAAGGTGGTGGGCGAGGGCATCATGTAGCATTGCCGTGTTTTATAGATTTGTGCAACAGTGGAACAGAAACAACTAGCATTGCCAGATGCTTGCAAGCAAGATATCAAAAAGGATGTGGAACGTATAAAGCGCAAAATAGCGGTATTGCAATTCCAGTTTTAACACCTGACCGAGCAGAAAAGCGTCAGAATGGACGGAGATTCAAAGAAAATGGTGAGCCGATGTTTACACTTACTGGACAGGATAGACACGGAGTGGCGATTGAACCGATTGGAGTTATTGATTCGCAGGGCATAAAAGTAGCCGAAGCAACAAAGCAAGGCTATTCCGAGTGTAGAGTAGGCATTGATAACGTGAATTTATCAGTTCCAGGAAGTAAAACAAGAAGAGGGCGAGTTGGACGTGATGTTGCAAATACATTAGATACCAGTTGCAATCAAGGGATTTTTGTGCAAGTTTCAGAAGAGTTGACCGTATATGCGGTCTGGTATGAAAAATATCAATGCTACATAGCAATCAGGAAACTGACACCGAAAGAATGTTTCAGGCTGCAAGGATGGACGGATGACTATTTTGAAAAAGCAGAGTTTGTTAATTCTGATAGTCAATTATATAAGCAAGCAGGAAACGGCGTAACTGTAAATGTAATAAGAGCTATTGCAGAAAGGATAAAAAATGAGTAATCCGAAACACGACTGGTACGGGCACGCAGTCAAACAAGTAAAAAAGTACCCAGATAAGTTAATTGCAGAAAATACAGCCCAGTCAGCCCTATGGATGTACGCTATTAACAAGGCGATAAAGCAAACAGAGGGGATGGACAACGGTGAGGACAGAATGAAAGCTGTGCAACTGGTGTATTTTGAGGATAGATACACGATAGCAGGGGCGGCGGATAAGCTCGGATATGCAGAAATGACTATACGCAGATGGCTTAGTGCTTTCGCCAATTTGGCTGGGAAATATGCAGGATATTAGAGGGGGAGAATTATCTCCCTCTCTTTTTTATGTTTGTCTAACACGGCTTAAAAAATGCCGTACAATACACTTGTGCGGACGAGTACTGGTAACTTTTTGTGAGACATAACCTCCTCTATCTTTTTGTGGTAAAAGTGTAAACTCTCACCCGCGTAAAAGAGAGTACATAAGACGCCTATCCCACGGTGCCTTGTGTCCCATACAGGTTGCGGGGTCTACAAGTGTTTAGAGACCAGCCGCTTATTAGTCTTACCCCGGCGGCTGTTAAGGTGCAATTCCTTATACTTGTATTTGAGTGCGTGTTCACTCAATGGGACAAAAAATTTTTCATATTTTCTTTCCTTCCATATAACCCCGTAAACAATCCATTACGGGGTTATGGTTGTATTTAGGAGGTGACCCCAAAATGGGATAAGTAAATACCAGGAGTGGCTGACTCAAGAAGGGTTGCTTAAGCTAGAGGGATGGGCACGAGATGGATGCACAGACAAAGAGATTGCGGCAAACATCGGCATCAACCCAGATACCTTGTATACATGGAAGAAAAAATTTCCAATTTTAGCCGATACCTTAAAAAAGGGGAAAGATGTTGTGGACAGGCAGGTAGAAAAAAGCCTGTTACAACGGGCATTAGGGTACAGCTACGAAGAGACGAGCGAAAAGTACGAAGGCGGAGTAATGACGGAGCGAAAAGTAACAAAGAAGCACGTTGCGCCAGATACAACAGCACAGATATTTTGGCTAAAGAACAGAAAGCCAGAACAGTGGCGAGACAAGCCACAGTCAGAGAGCGCGAGCGATAAAGCACTGGCGAAAGCTATTGAAATCCTTGGGGGTGTCGATAGTGCCATTGACTAGCAAACAGGCAGAATACCTGCAAGGCTGTAACCGCCGTTGGAACGTAAAGACCGGGGCGACAGGCTCCGGGAAATCCTTTGTTGACTACGCAGTCGTAATTCCTCAACGCCTGACACATCTAAAAGGACTGGGGCTTGCTGTGATGCTGGGAAACACCAGAGGCACGTTACAGCGAAACATACTTGACCCTATGAGAGAGATATGGGGTGAGGAGTTAGTTGGCGAAATACGCAGTGACAACACAGTACAGCTATTTGGCAAAAAAGTATATGCATTAGGTGCCGATAACAAGAAGCACGTTGCAAGGATACAGGGAGCGACAATTGAGTATGCTTATGGCGACGAGGTGACGACGTGGAATCAAGAAGTGTTTGAGATGTTAAAATCTCGTCTCAGAACGTCACACAGTCACTTTGACGGTACGTGCAACCCGGCGGGGCCAAAGCACTGGTTTAAAGGATTTATAGATTCCGATGCCGATATATTCCAACAGGCGTACAACATACATGATGGCTGCCTGCCTCCGGCGGTAGTGGACGAGTTGATAAAAGAGTACTCAGGGACGCACAGGTACCAACGCTACATACTGGGCAAATGGGCAGTGGCAGAAGGGCCTGTGTACGATATGTTTTCAGAGCAAAGGCACGTCTGTAAGGCAAAGACCAGCGGAGAGATAATTGTGAGCAGTGATTTTGGTATGCAGAACCCTACCGTCTTCTTGATCTGGCAGAAAAGAGTAGATACCGGCAACTGGCACTGCATAAAAGAGTACTACTATTCAGGCAGGGAGAACAACCGCATGAAGACAGTCAGTGCGCTAGTAAAAGGACTAGAGGACACGCTAAGCGGGCAGAAAGATGATTTAGTGATCGTTGACCCATCCGCCACCGCTCTCATCGTGGAGTTACGTAGCAAAGGGCATAAAGTCAAAAAAGCAGATAACACTGTTAACGATGGGATAGCAGACGTTGAGACGATGTTGACACAAGACAAATTATCGTTTGACCCGTCTTGCACACACACGATCGAGGAGTTTGGTATCTACGCATGGGACCCAGCGGCGGCCGACAAAGGCAGGGATGTAGTTATAAAACAGTCAGACCACGCAATGGACGCTATCAGGTATTTTGTAAAAACAAAAAAACTCGTCAAGCGCAGTCAATCAAGACAATACAAATCAATTCTAGGGTGATAACAATGTATCTATCATATCAAGATTTTGTTGCCGCAAAAGACAAAGGGCAATTTATAAATCAGTTTATAAAATTCCATGAGAGCACAGGGGCATATAAAGAGGCGTTAAAAGCGGACAAGTATGACGCACAGGAAAATGAGACTATTTTACAGTTCCAGCGCATCTATTACACTCTATTAGGTCAAAAAAAGATAGATAATTTTTCGTCTAACGCACAGATATGCTCTAATTTCTTTCACAAATTAAATACACAACGCTGTTCGTACAGCCTAGGAAACGGCGTCTTTTTTAACGATATGAGCATTAAAAAAGACAAGCTAGGCAAACAATTCGACAGACGGATTAAGGAGGCGGCTTACAACGCATTGATTCACGGTCAATCTTTCCTTTTTTGGAATGTGGACCACGTGCATGAATTTCCCCTCACACAGTTCGCCCCGATGTGGGATGAGGACACAGGGGCATTGATGGCAGGCATAAGATTCTGGCAACTGGACGAACAGAAGCCGTTTAAGGTTGTGCTATACGAAATAGATGGCTATACAACCTACAGCGCAGAAAGCAAATTTGGAGAATTAAAAGAGACCGCTCCCAAACGGGCGTATAGGCAGAGGATTGAGGTTGCGAACAATCTGGAGCCCGAAATTATCGGAGAAGAAAATTATAGTAGTCTCCCTATCGTGCCGATGTTTGGGAATAAACGACATATAAGCACTCTGAGAGGGATGCAGTCAAAGATTGATGCATATGACGCAGTACAAAGTGGTTTTGCCAATGATCTAGACGACTGTGCGCAGATGTATTGGCTTATCTCTAACGCTGACGGCATGACAGACGATGAGCTAGCAGAGTTTAGAGACCGGCTCAAGTTTCAACACATCGCAAAGGCTGAGGAGGGGCAGGTACAGGCATACACGCAAGAACCGCCATATACGGCCAGAAAAGAGTTTCTCACGCAGATGCGTTCAGAAATTTATGAGGACTTCGGGGCGTTGGACGTACACGCCATAGCCGCCGGAGCAACAAACGACCATATCGACGCGGCGTATCAACCATTAGACGATAATGCAGATGATTTTGAGTACTTTGTAGGCGATGCGATCGAGAAGATTCTTGAGCTTGCGGGGATTGATGACGAACCGCAATTTAAGCGGAACAGAATCAGCAACGAGAAGGAACGAACAGACATGATTCTTGAGGCAGCTAATTATCTGGATGAAGAAACCATCCTAAAAAAATTACCGTTTGTCGCACCAGAGGAAGTGCCGGACATCCTTGCAAAGTTGGACGAAGAATCATATAACCGCTACACAGAACCGATTGAACCCGATGCGCCGGAAGGTAACCCAGAAGGGGATGAATAACTATGTATCCATCCGACAAGTGGACAGAGCAGGAACTGCAAAAGTTGGAAAAACGGCTGACAGAAGTATATAAGCAGGCTGAAAAAGAGCTTGACGGCAAAGCGAGAAACTATTTTAAACAGTTTTCTGGGCGATACGCCAAAGAATATGCGGCATACCAGGCAGGAAAGTACACCAAGAAAGAATTTGAAGCATGGCTGATGAATCAGTATGGCAGAGGGCAGAGGTGGGAAGCACTGCGTGAGGACATGGCGCGGCGGCTGACAGAGTCAAACCAGATTGCTGCGGAGTATATCAACGAAAAGACCCCCCTTGTTATTGCCCTCAATCGTAATTTCGAGGTGTACATGATTAAATCTCTTGTACCTGACAGGCAGATAAAAGAGATTGGAGATATTGCTTTTAATTTGGTTGACGAGCATACAGTTAAGCGGCTGACGGTCAGAAAGCAGAAGATTCTTCCACCCCGGAAGGTATTAAAAAGCAAGGATGTGCATTGGAACAAGAAGAAACTGCAAAACGCACTACTGCAAGGAGTTTTGCAGGGCGACAGTATAGGAAAGCTCGCAGGGCGATTCCAGGACGTTACAGGTATGAATCATACTGCCGCAATTAGAAACGCCCGCACAGCGTTTACAGGAGCGCAGAACGGGGGCAGGCAGGCAGCATACGAGGAAGCCTACCAGATGGGGATTGATGTGGTTAAACACTGGACAGCAACAAAGGATTTAAGGACACGAGACAGCCACAGGACACTAGATGGCGAGGAAGTACCGTTTAATATGGCTTACTCAAACGGTCTTATGTATCCGGGCGACCCAAGTGGGATTCCGGCAGAAGTTTATAACTGTCGATGTACGCAGAGAACTGCGCTACCCGCCGAACTGGCACAACCGCGAATGATACGCGTCAGAAACCCAGAGACGGGAAGAAATGAAATCGTGGAAGACATGACTTACTACGAATGGTTAGCAACGCAAAGGGGGCGAATATGATGTCGGATATTGATGTTGTAAGCCATGTAGATGAGGTAATTTTAAAAACCACTATGGCACTTGCAAGGGCGTTAGAACAGGCAGGAGCCGCCGCGGAGGGGCACGCAAAAGACCTTTGCCCGGTCGATACAGGCGCATTGAGAAACAGTATTACGCACAAGACCGACTTGGAAAATCTCACTGAGATAATAGGTAGCAACGAAGAATATGCCGCCTATGTAGAACTGGGAACTGGCGTGTATTACAAGGGAGGACGAAAGACTCCATGGACTTATCAGGATGATAAAGGACGGTGGCATATCACAAACGGTCAGAGGGCGCAGCCGTATTTAAAACCAGCGGCGGCAAATTACGCAAAAGAATACACAGCAATCATTGCAGACGAATTAAAAGGAGCGATGGGATAATGAACAGATTGTCTTTGCTCGTCAAGGCAAGAGAAACGGCAGAGTATTTTACTGATAAAAAATTTAAATACTCTCAGGGCGTGGCGAATAGCTGGGCAGGCGCAAAGAAGAAAAAGGTAAGCAACTGTGCGTCATTTGTATGCTATTGCCTACAGCAATTAGGCATCCTCAAACCGGGGCAACTGTTTTATTGCAACAGGAACGGAGCAGTTGTCTATAAGGGCACAGGAACAAAAGCGGCTGTATCAAAACGATATAGATTGATAAAAGTAAATAAATTACCCCGGGATTATAAAAATAAATTAAAACCGGGAGACATTTGCTTTTACCGTCTACATACCAATATTTTCGCAGGGATAAACGAGAGCAATAAAATGGTGTGGTGGGATGCCGGAAAGGCTAGCACTAACACAGGAAAAGCAGGCGGAACATACAAAAAGATACACAGAATCATCAACGGAAAACAGAAGATTTTATATGTGTTGAGATGGAAAGGGTGAGGGAATGACGCAGAAGAAAATTATTGACGTGTCGGTATACAACGGCACAATCGACTGGAAGAAAGTAAAGAAATACGGTTGTGATGGTGCGATCATTAAGATTATCCGCAAGGATTTAGGCAAAGATAAGAAGTTTGAGGCAAACTACAAAAAGTGTGAGGAGTTAGGCATTCCATGGGGCGTGTATAACTACACATACGCAACTACAGTGGCGAAAGCTAAGTCAGACATGAAACTTGTATGCGACATCCTAGACAAAATTAGTAAGAAACATTTTAAATACGGCGTTTGGTTTGACATCGAAGACAAAGTACAAGCTAAGCTGACAAAGGGCATGATTGCATCAATCATCAACGCGGCACAGACTGTCGTTGAGTCAAGAGGCTATAAATTTGGCGTTTACACTGGGATGTCGTATTTTTCGGAGCATATTGATAAAAACAAAGTTAACTGTAAAAACTGGTGGATTGCACGTTATTACAAAGGCTATAACCGCATGGCGTTTAAAGCGACACCAAACAAATCTTATAAGCCTACAAACGTGCCTGACCTTATGGCATGGCAGTATACCAGCTCTGGCGTATTCCCGACCAAGGTTTCAACCGGCAACGGCGGAAATTTTGATTTAAATATTTTGTATCATGACTTCTCGGTGACGGCACAGAAGGAAGAAACAGCAAAAAAAGGTAAATACACCGGGAAATTCCCTAAATTGCCGCCAAGAGGCTATTACACATTTTTAGACGGCATTACAGTGCTAAAAAGTGCAGGATGGGAAATTGAAAAATTGCAGAAGTTTTTAAACTGGGCTATCGGCTCGAAATTAGATACTGACGGCAAATACGGCGAAAAGACAGAAGATGCGGTTAGCATTTTCCAGTCGAAATGTAAATTAAAAATTGACGGCAAATTTGGGGCAAAATCCCTTAAAGCCGCAAAAACATTTAGAAAGTAATCGCGAAGTACTGCGATTTACATATAAAGTCATTTAGGGAAAGAAATCCCTCGAAGAAAAGGAGTAATCAAATGGCATTAACAAGAGCTTTTTTAAAGAGCATGACACTTACAGATGAACAGATTTCCGCGATCATCGAAGAACACTCTGCAACCGTTACAGGCTTAAAAGGCGAGATCACTAAATACAAAGAGGACGCAGAGAAAGTTCCAGACCTCCAGAAAAAATTGGAGGACTACGAAAAGGATGATTGGAAAGGCAAGTACGAGAAGGAACACGCAGATTTTGAAGGCTACAAGGCCGAACAGGACAAGAAGGCATCGTACAATGCGAAAGAAGCCGCATACAAAAAGATGCTTGAAGATTCCGGCGTGTCCAGTAAAGTAATTAACCTTGCATTAAAAGCATCAAAAGAGACTATTGATAATTTAAAAATCGGAACTGACGGCAAACTTGAGAATGCAACAGAGGTAGAAAAAGGCATCAAAGAAGCGTATGCCGACTATATTACAACCGAAACGACTCATGGCGCTAACGTATCGAACCCACCGGGAGGAGAACTGGGGAAAATGACCAAGAAAGAAATCATGGAAATTAAGGATGCGGGCGAACGTCAGAAAGCGATTGCGGAAAATCACGAACTTTTTGGATTTTGAAAGGAGTAGACAATGCCAGGAATAACCACTAGTACTGTATTAAATACAGATAGCGCTCTCAAAGCGAGAGAAATTGATTTTGTAACAAGATTTGACAAAAATTGGGATGCATTAAGAACTATCTTAGGAATCTTTAAACCTATCAGAAAAGAGCCGGGCACTAGCTTAGTGACTTATGAAGCGCAGATGAAGGATGAAGCCTTACAGGGCGGCGCAAGTGTGGGTGAGGGAGAGGCAATCCCTTTTACACAGTTTAAGGTCGTAGAAAGCAAAAGAGAAGATATTGTCGTAGAAAAATACGCTAAATCTTTATCTCTTGAATCTGTGTCAAAATGGGGCGCAACAGTCGCAATTGAAAAGACAGATGATGCCTTTATGGTCGAGCTGCAGAACAAGGTTTTAAAAGACTTTTACACGTTTTTAAAAACAGGAACATTAAAAGGAACACAGAAAAAATGGCAGAAAGCGCTTGCAATCGCAAAAGGTGCTGTACTCAATAAATTCGCAGGGATGAACAGAAACGTAACCGAAGTCGTAGGATTTGCAAACGTAATGGATTTTTACGACTGGTTAGGTGATAAAGAGATTACCGTACAGACAATGTTTGGATTGCAGTATATCAAAGATTTCTTCGGCTTCTCCACACTGTTCCTCCTTCCTGACGACTACATCCCGGCAAAAACTGTTATTGCAACACCTGTAGAAAATATCGACTTGTATTATATTGATCCCGGCGACAGTGATTTTAAAAAGCTTGGACTTGACTACACGACATCTGGCGAAACAAATCTGATTGGATTCCACGCAGGCGGCAACTATACAAACGCCACAGGCGAAACATACGCCATTATGGGGATGAAACTGTGGGCAGAATACCTTGATGGTATTTGCGTAGTTACCGTTGGAACCACAGAAACTATCCCAGAGGTATCAAGTTTAAGTGGAAAATAAAAGGGGCTGATTGAGTGCTTTATGAAATCATGAATCACATTCACAATTTCTTTCCAGTCAAGGGGGCGGCAATCACAGGCAAAATAACAATCGGGGAATGGCTTTTTGACACACGCATAGATGCAACGGCAAGCGCCGAAGACCTACGTTATTCCGGCACTGCGATTCGTCTCCCCTTACAGGATGGTCAATATTATTTAATTAGCGGCTCTGTCTTTAACGATGGGGTTTATCAGTATCACAAAGGCGATACTGCCCCGTTGCAGGAGGAGACGTTTGACGGCGTAGTGGTTCCACTGGCTATCCCCAAACCGTTTTTGTCACTGGTGGACGAAATCAGCGAGTGGCAGACGAAAAACGGCAATTTAGGGGCGTATCAATCAGAGTCATTTGGCGGCTATTCGTACAGCAGAGCAACAAATAGCAAGGGCGAGACCTACACATGGCAAGATGCCTTTAGGGCGCGCCTAAACCCATGGAGGAAAATCGCATGAGTTTAATCAACGAATTTTTACAAGATTGCATACTCATGGATAAAAAACGTACTTCTGACGGCGAGGGTGGATTTATCACCGAGTGGGTCGAGGGCGCTAAAATACAGGCGGCAATAGTCCGAGATACCTCTATGTCTGCCAGAGTGGCGGAAAAAGAGGGGGTAACAGCAACATATACGATCACTACAGCTAAAACAGTAAAACTGAGCTATCACGATGTATTAAAAACAAAAGACGGAAAAATTTTTAGAGTTACATCAACTGCGGGAGAAAAAGAAACCCCTGCATCGTCTAATTTAGACATAGCACAGGTCATGGCGGAGAAGTGGGAGTTAACGTCATGACTCCAACAGCGGCACTGTATCAATTTTGGTCGTCTTTCGGCATAACTGCATATCCGTCTAACAGGGTGCCGAAAGATACCGCATTTCCTTTTATCACATATGAGCCGATTATAGCAAATTGGTGGACAGGTGCGGCCGCCGCTAGTGTCGTAAATGTCTGGCATCACACAGAATCTGAGGCAGTCCCAAACAAAAAGGCAAAAGAAATCAGCGACAAATTGCAAGGGGGCACCACGATAAAATGCGATGATGGATTTATTTTCCTGTCGCAAGACCAGCCGTGGACTCCTTTGGTCGATGAAGCCGACTCGTCAATAGTACGCAGATACACAGTAATAACTATGCAATTTATAACTATTTAACGAGGTGAGCAAATGAAGTATACGCAGGTACCTTCTGACCTTTTCAAAAAAATACAGATTAACGCCGGTATTATTGTATCAGCTTTTGAGCCAGAAACGGGCGCCATAACAGCAACTAACATCCTCATGGCAACCAGCGGCGGTTGTAGCTTTAGCGCAGAGCCATCCTTTACGGATTTCGGGGAAGATATTGACAACGTACCAAAAAACACGATGGAACTCAAAGAAATCGAATCTATTGAAGTAAAATTATCAGGTACAGCTGTTACTATGGATACCACACAGGCTAAAAGCTTTATGGCGGCGGCAGACGTAGCAGGAAACAAAGTAACACCAAGGGCAGATTTAAAGGCAGAAGATTTTAAGGATATTTGGTGGATCGGTGACTATTCGGACGAAAATTCCGGGGATTCCGCCGGATTTATCGCGATCAAAATTATGAATGCGCTCTCAACAGGCGGTTTTAAGATTAAATCAGATGATAAATCCAAAGGAAATTTTGATTTTGAATACACAGGGCACTACAGCATTAAGAATGCAGAGACAGTACCTTACGAGGTCTATATCAAAACAGGCGAAGCGGCGTAGGAGGTAAAGCATGAAATTATCAGAATTAACAGCAGAACAGGGTTTAGAAGCGATTGCGAATTCTCTTGAGCATATCGGAAACATTGCAGACGATGATGACGCGCTTAAGCTGTGTCAGGAACTTGTGCCGCGGGAAGGTGAGAAATACATCAAAGTCTTTGCCAGGGGCGCTAAAACAGCCCCTAGACTGTTAAAAACACACAAAGATGACGTAATCGGAATCTTAGCGGCGTTTGAATTACAGACAGTTGAGGAATACAAGAAAACGCACAAATTAATGGATGTTATCAAGGGTATGGTTGACCTCGTCAATGAGCCGGAGGTACGTCAGCTTTTTTTCTCAGCGCCAACAGGCGAAACCGGCGAACACTCTGGCGATGTGCAGGAGAATACAGAGGCAACAGCGTAAAAGGCTTCTTGTTGTATGTCAAGGCTAAGATTTTAGACGATACAGAGGAATTAATTTACAAGCGATACATGGCCGATGGGCTGAAATATGTAACCGAAAGCATTTCGCAGGCATTCGGTGGGAAATATCTCTATGTATCATTTTTTGATTTAATTAATAGCGATAAAAAGCAAACAGCAACAAAGACTGGCGAAGAAATAGCCGCAGACGTCATTAAAAAAGCCGGATTGGTGGTGATGAGTGGTTGAATGTGATGGAATTGTTTGTCACTCTGGCAATCAAAGACACCGCATATAAGCAGGGGCTGAAAGACGCAGAAGGTAACGCCAGCTCGTCCACATCAAAAATCGGCGGGGCATTTAAAACAGTCGGGAAGGTGGCTAAAACAGCCATGGCGGCTGGTTCTGCCGCCGCTGCTGCATTTACAAAAACGTCAATAGATTCCGGAATGAATTTTGATACCGCAATGTCTCAGGTAGCAGCTACTATGGGAACAACCGTAGAAAAAATAGAAAACGTTAAAACCAAGGCCGAGGAAATGGGGCGCACAACAAAGTACACCGCAACGGAAGCGGCCGAAGGCATGAACATTCTTGCCCAAGCCGGCTTGTCGGCGGATGAGCAGATTAGCGGCATCGGGACAGTGCTTAACCTTGCCTCTGCCGGTGCCATGAGCCTGGAAGAATCGGCATCGTATACCGCCGGAGCTGTAAAGGGCTTTAGAGACTCAATGAGTAACGCATCTTACTATGCCGATTTGATGGCAAAAGGCGCTACTCTTGCTAATACGGGCGTAAGAGGCCTTGGAGAGGCTTTCTCAGGCTCTGCCGCCACAGCGAAAAACTACGGTCAAGCGGCGGACAGTGTCACGCTTTCTTTGCTCCGCTTAGCAGAGCAGAACGTGACAGGCTCCGAGGCATCTACAGCGTTAAATAGGGCAATGGCAGATTTATATACTCCGACTGATGATGCATCAAAAGCATTAAACCAGTTAGGAGTATCTGCCTACGAAGCCAACGGAGATGCAAAGGACTTTAACGACCTCGTAGACGAGCTTAATGGCTCCTTGCAGGGCATGACAGCAGAGCAAAAAAATAACGCTCTTGCTACGATTTTTACAACACAAGGCTTGCAGGCATTTAACAAAATGACCGCGTCAAGCGATGCGACTGTGCAAAAATTTTGGAAAGGAATACAGGATTCTTCCGGCTCCGCGGCACAACAGGCGGCTACGCAGTTAGATAATTTAAAAGGCGACATAACCTTGCTATCTAGTGCTACAGAGGGCTTAGAACTGGGTTTTTACAATACTTTTTCGGGTACTATCCGTGGTGCCATCAAAGGTATAACAAGTGAGGTTAGTGGATTAGCTGAGGCGATGGAATCCGGCGGCATAAGTGGCGCTCTTTCCAAACTGGCGCAAGATGCGATTAATTTTAGTGGTCAGTTGCCGGGGCTGACAAAAATCGGCGGCGACCTCATAAACGGCTTAATTTCGAGCGTTACTCAAAATTCTGGCAGTATTACAACTGCTGTCAGCCAACTTTTAAATAATCTTGCCTCTACGATTTCCACAGGGTTAAATGTATTTACATCGGTCGGAGTTAATTTGCTAACGACTATCGCTAGCGGTATGACTCAGGGCATCCCAACCTTTTTGGGGCAGGCATTGCCAATGCTAGCACAATTCACGGAGTCTCTGAGGGGCAACGCAGGAAAGTTGATAAATGCAGGCCTGACACTTATCCAGAATATCGCGCAAGGGCTGATTAACTCTATTCCTGTACTGATTGCATATGTACCTACAATCATAACAAATTTAGCTGGTATTATTAACGACAATGCACCGAAAATCCTCGCAACGGGAATAACAATCATAACAAATTTAGCAATGGGATTAGTTCGTGCGATTCCGTTGTTAATTGCTAATTTACCGAAGATTATCACAGCAATCGTAAGTGTGTTTACAGCGTTTAACTGGTTTTCACTTGGTAAAAACATTGTTACCGGCATAATAAAAGGGGTCAAAAATCTCCCATCACTCTTAAAAACTGCCGCCAAAAATGCTGTAAACGGATTTAAAGGGGCATTTAGGGGCAACGGCATTTTATCCGCTGTAAAGGGGGCGTTTACTAAAATACCATCAGCTGTTAAAAGTATCTTTACTAAGGCAGTATCCCTTGTAAAAAGCTTTCCTGGACGATTTAAGAGCGCCTTGAAGTTTAGCTGGTCTCTTCCGCACCTAAACCTACCACACCTGAGCGTTTCTGGTGGTAAGGCTCCGTTTGGAATCGGCGGAAAGGGATCTCTACCATCATTCCACATTAGCTGGTATAAAAAGGCTATGGAAAGCCCATATGTATTTTCTGATGCCACCTTGTTTGGAGCAGGAGAAGCGGGAGACGAAATGCTATACGGTCGTAGCAGGCTGATGAGTGATATCAAAGAGGCAACACAGGGAACAAAAAACGACATAACTATTAACGTAACTGTAAACGGTGCAGATAATCCGGAAGAATGGGGAAGAAGAATGGCAAGTGAGCTTAGAAGGCAGGTGAAAATGGCATAATGGCAAAGAAAAAGAAAAAGTCTGCTGCTCCCAGCGGTCTGTCTATATCTAGGGACAATCTGAAATTTACAATATCTTGGAAGATACCGGCGAAAAAATATGAGGATGGGCAGTGGCTGTGGTACCGCCTACATACAAAAAATGCCGGTGCTTCTAAATGGGATTGGACAAACTGGAAAGAAATAGATGTGGGAAAATCAGCAACAAAAAAAACAGTAGCACTTGATGCAAAAAATTATTATCCTGTCTCATCAAAATTATTAAATGCGATAGAGTTTAAGGTAAAGGGCAAAACAAAAAGTGATAAAAAGCATACCTATACAGCCGCACATTCCACAAAGACATTTACCATTTATGCACCAAATGCCCCTTCCGTTTCTTATTCTCTTGATGATACTGGCGCAAATAAAGGTGCCTTTACTTGGAGCACATCATACGAGGCGAATGATGCGAGACATTTCGCAAAAACACAGGTACAGACTGCATTAATGGCAAACTATAAGGGCGCCATTGCGAACGCTCGCTTTGCCAATTCGGCTTATACAGGGGCTTCTGGTACATGGGAAATAACAGAGGATGGTTCCCCAACACAGAGTATGACATTCTGCCGCATTGTAAGGGTAAAGTCGAGAGGATGTGCCGGAGATTCCGGTTGGGGTTATGCGTACCATTATTACAGCATCCCGGAACGTCCAAACATACAGAACACAGGGAGCAAAGAGATAGGTTCCTCTAGCCGGTATGTATGGGCAAACTGGGTGCAGGCATCGCCACAAGACCGCCCTGTGGATTCCATGGAGCTACAATATGCCATAGACACGCCGGAAAGCGGAGAGAGGTATACCGGCACCTCATGGAGCACAGGAGTAACCGTTGCATACCATGACTACACGGTATCGGCAGATTTTAATACAGACGACGGCATAGCGGAAGACCAGATTATGTGGACAAGGGTGCAAAGTACGCACGATAAAAAATATGCGTATTCTGAGCCACGAGTAGCGGCACGAGGAGCCCTAAAATCCCCGTCATTTGATACGGTATCAGCGACAGGAACAACACTGACAATTAACAGCATTGAGCGCAACACGGAAGTGCCTGACGCTAAAACAGCCGTCTGGATGAAAATAGACAATGAAGAAAAAGGTATTATTGCAATCACCGACAAAGAGGGGACGATCACGGTTACGTGTCCGGACGTTTCCGGCGGCGCTGAATACCAGATTGCCCTCAAGAATTTTACCGGAACTTCTACGCCTCAGAATGGAGCGCCTGGCATTACCTACAAACTTAGCCCCCTCATGCAGTCAGGGTGGATTTACTCAGAGACAAGAAAAATTGCGGTTCCGCCGAAAAATATAACTGCAATGGCGGTAGCATCTGATACCGTAGAATTAACGTGGGATTGGTCATGGAAAAACGCAGATGCGGCTACTATATCATGGGCAGACCATGAGGACGCATGGATTAGTACGGACGCCCCAACTACTTATGACGTGGAGGACAGGGAGACCACATGGCATATCGGGTCCCTGGAATCGGCAAAAACATATTATTTCCGCGTAAGATTGCGGGATACGTCCGGGGACGAAGAAGTGTTATCTCCTTGGTCTGATACGGTTTCCGTATCTCTGAGTGAGACACCAACGACTCCTACGCTTGCAACAACGGAAAATTATCTTGCCCTGGACGATACAGTTATTTGCAGTGTTGGCTACACCGGAAACAGCAAAGCGAGCATAAAAATAGCGGAAGCGATTGACGATGAGCCGGTTAAAGGCAAAGATGGAAACGTCGTTGTTTTAATGATGTCTTCCGGCATGGAGACATTATCAGAAACGATTGAAAACATTAATAAAATCTATACTGCAAACGGCCTCTTGAGTAATCTGTGGAATGTAGGAGAAATCCATTATCTAAAAGCAATGGTTACGGCACAAGGAGGCAAGGAAGGGACATGGTCAGATTCTGTGGCTGTTGAAATTGTTGCAAAACCTGCGATAGACAGCGTTACAACAAATCTTATCTCGGAGACGACTACATATAATTCTGGCGATGTTACCACGGAAACAAGCGACCAGACAGTACCAGAATCATCGGAAGGCACAACAAATTATTTAGAGCAGCTACCATTAACAATAGTCCCTTCCTTCGGGGATTCTGCTGGCACAGCAAAAGTAACGATTGCCAGGGACGAGGATTATTATATTCTGCGCCCGGACGGATTAAAGGAACAGCATTTTGCCGGCGAAATTATTGCCAGTTTTACCGGTAGTGAAACAGATAACTACAGTATTGCCTTGGGCGACCTGATCGGGCAGATGGATGACGGTGCAAGGTACAGTATACAGATTGCATTTACAGATATTTATGACCATGTGGCAGAAAAAAAGATACCGTTTGTTGTGCGGTGGAAACATCAGCCGGAAGTGCCAACGGCCACTGTAAATACGATTGCAGACAATAAAACAGCAAGTATTGTTGTTACTAAACCAACTACATATGCTGATGGGGATACGTTTGATTTGTACCGGATGAGCGTAGACAGAGCAGAATTGATTCTGGAAAATGGGGTTTATGGCCAGAAATATGTTGACCCATACCCTGCGCTAAATGAGTACGGCGGCATACTGGTTGTAAATAAAACCGCCAACGGCGACTATATAACAGTAGATAGCTCGTTTGCATGGTTATACAACGAATTTTCGATAGCCCACGAAAAGGCAATCATTGATTTTGACAGTGAATCTATCGAAATCCAGTATAACCTTGATTTAGATAATTCATGGGATAAAGATTTTGAGAGGACAGTATACCTTGGTGGCTCTGTACAAGGTGACTGGAACCCTGCAGTCACCCGTGATTTAAAAATTGATGCAGTAAGTATCTCGCTAACAGAACCAACGATGATTGAGCAAATGAGACGCCTCGCAACGTATCCCGGAATATGTCACGTTAGGACGCCGGACGGTTCGTCTTTTTCCTGCGATATACAGGTATCAGAGAAAAAAGACCACGATAATAAAATGAGGGCAGATTTCTCACTAACGATTAAAAAAGTGGATTCGGAAGAACTGGACGCTGTGACGGAAGAACAGTGGAGCGCAGAGCATCCTAACGAGGTGATGTGATGGATTGGAGCAAAGGATTTTCAGCAAGATATATTTTGACAACGGTTGACCCCAAGACGTGGACAGACCAGCAGGAATTTGAATTTACTGAGGGCAGTATTGACCGGGACAGCACGTCAGATTTAAGGGAATCTGCCTCTGTCACAATGACAGAAAAGATAACAGACAGTGAGTGCTGGGTACGCATTTACTTGCAGGCTAAACAGGGAGGGTCAGGAGCAAAAGTAGCACTGTTCACTGGCCTGACCGCCTTCCCAGAAAGAAAACTTGATGGTGTGAGAGAGACTTACAATATTGACTGCTATTCCGTTCTCAAGCCGGCAGATGATGTGATCCTGCCGCGTGGTTATTATGCACCAGCCGGTAGCGGAGCAAAACAGATTAAAAATCTGCTCAATGATTGTATCCCTGCCCCTGTGTATGTCGAAGGAACATCGCCGATAACTACAGATAATATCGTCGCGGAAGACGGAGAAACAAGGCTCACAATGGCACTGCATATATTAGACGCCATTGGCTGGCGGATGCGAATACTTGGCGATGGAAGTATTGTTATCTGCGCAAATGATAACAATAGCAGTCTTACAGTGGGAATTAACGCAAACGACATCGTGGAGTGCGATGTAACAGACACATTTAATTGGTATGACACGCCAAACTGTTTTATGGCAATACATGACGATTACGGCGCAGCCATCGCGCGGGACGACAGCCCGGACAGTTATTTATCAACCGTCAGCCGGGGCAGGGAAGTGTGGAAATCAGAAACAGGCGTTGAATTATCCTCTGGGGAAAACATAGCAGCATACGCTGTTAGAAAGCTAAAGGAATTGCAGAACCCTGCTAGAACGATACAGTACAGCCGGCGATTTTTCGAGGACGTTCTTTTGGGCGATGTGGTCTTCCTAAATTATCCACGGCATAACCTTGCCGGAAAATTTAGAATAATATCGCAATCACTGTCCCTAGAACATGGTTGCCGCACGAAGGAAGAGGTGGAAAGCATTGAATGAATTTGTAAAAGAAATTGCCTCGACGATGAAGCAAAGCAAAACAAAAGCATATGATACAGTTGCAAAAGTCCTTCGGGTTGACGAAAAAACGGCATATGTCCACATTGACGGCGGAGCAGACGAAACCCCCGCACAGATGGCTATTAATTGTAAAGCAGGGGATAGCGTAAAAATACGTGTTTCTGGTGGAAGAGCATGGCTCACTGGAAATCTCACATCTCCGCCAACGGATGATACAGCCGCAGAAAAAGTAAAACAATCGCATGAAAGATTTAAAAAAGGAACCGTTAAAAATTTTGGGTTACAGAACGAAAAAATTATTAATGCAGCTAAAACTGCAACAAATTTTATTGATTATATAGATGGTGTTGGACTGATAGTTGGCGACATGAGAGGGAACACCCTTAAACAAAATACTTTACTTGATGCATATGGTATGGCTGTACGAAAAGGAAATAGTGAAATTGTAAGGTTTGGTACAGCACCTATCGTGATCACCAACACGGACGGCGATAAAAATTATGACGGTTTCGGTTCTGTCATGCAATCCGACCGCAACATTGTTGTTTCCACCCAGCAGACAAACCCAGACGACATCCATGGCGGCGGCAAGGCGGCTCTGGAATTGTATTACGATAAAACCAAGGACACCACGGGACTTTCGTTAACCGTCAAAGAGGGCTCGACGTATAGCGACTTGTACGAGTCTATGGGAACCGGGATGTATGTCGATAACCACCACATCCAATTTGTATCTAATGACGTAGAGTGCATCTTAGGTAAAAATAACATCCTGTGGGATGCTAACACTATAGGATATTGGATGCTTGCAGAGCATAAATTTACACTAAATGAGCCAATATCAATGCAACCGACCGGCGCAGTATTTGTCTGGAGTCACTATAGTAATGGAGCTTGTGATAATTGGTGGTGGACATCGTTCTTCGTGCCTAAACAGCACGTTGCCTGGCGGCCGGGCGATGGTATGCTAATGAGCAATCCATATTACGGATTAAATAAATACCTATATATCGGTGATACATTTATACAGGGTACTGACAGTAATAAATCTAATAACGCACAAAACGGAATAGCCGTTAACAATCAAGGGTTTGTACTGAGATATGTGTTAGGAGTGTAATTATGGAAGAATATTATATTGGATACGTATTTGATGGTTTATACCCACCAAAAGCTGCGCAGTGGTGCAACGAAAATGGTACGTGTCATATCGAGGCAAATAAGGAAGGAAAGTATGAAATCGTTGAGAATGTTGACCGAGAAGAACCGGAACACCTATTTAACGATAACACGCCGTCCATACCAGAACTAAACAAAAAAATAGAAGAGCTTGCAAAACAAAATGAGATGCTCGCAGATTGCTTGCTAAAGCTGTCTGATACGATTCATGCATAAGGAGGTGGAAGTATGATAGCTAGTGGAACAATAATTATTGACGGGCAGACATACCGCAAAGGAGATGTTATACACGATTTAGGTGGATGGGATTGCATAGATACGGACGGAAGTAAGCGATATTATTGGGGAAAGTCTTCTGAGGTAGATAAATTGCCTCATTATGTTGCAAGTGGTTCGACGGCGTTGTGCGTAGACACAGGGGAATTATATGGCTTTTATGCCCCTGATAGCAAGTGGTTTTTACTTTAGGGAGGTGTAGAGCATGAGAAAAAGTGGTTTAACGGGAGATGAGGCGTATATACTCTCAAAACGCGGGAAAACAACAGAAGACCTTGGTCCGTTAAAAAAAGAAATTGGTTTGATAAAGGAAGATTTATCAAACAAAATTACAAAGTTCTATGCCTCAAATCAGGGCGAAACTCACATCACTGATTCCGACAATGGAAAGATTCGAGATATGATGATATATGGAAAATCATCACAGGATGGAACACCAACGCCAGAGAATCCAGTTGAGATTAAGAGTGTTGTGAATCCAACTGTGAAGGTTTTTGGAAAGAACCTGTGGAATCCAATACTAGGAGGATATATAAGTGGCAATGATGGGTCAATATCAGGAGTTTCAAAAACAGTTGCAGCCGTAACAGATTTTATAAAAACAAGTGGAAAAGATATTACTGTTATAGCACGCAATTTTAGTTCGGCAATTGGAAGCAGCTATGCATATAGAATTGGACTTTATAATGCAGAAAAAAAGTGGATAAAAAATGTCATTCCTAAAGACGGAAACAAATATAGCATAAATACATTTAATACAACAGGTACAGAATATATTAGAGTGTCAGCCCCGTCTGGTATATACGATACAATTCAAATCGAAAAAGGTTCGGAAGCCACCCCTTACGAGCCATACACCGAGCAATCCGCCCAGCTCTCCTATACTCTCAACGCCATCCCAGTAACATCTGGCGGCAATGTAACGATTGACGGTCAACAGTATATTGCGGATTATGTGAATGTGGAACGTGGGAAGTTGGTAAAGATGGTTGATTCTTCTAAGTTAGATAATACACAATCTATTGTAAACAAAACTGAATGGTTGTTAGCAGAACCACAAGAAATTGATTTAACGCAGAAAGAAGTACAGACACTTAAAACACTTGCAACATATTATCCGACTACAAACATCAACGTCAATTCAGAACAGCTTGACGGATATACAGTATTTAATTATCCGATTAGCATGGCTAATGGTTGGAACTATGTGAAACAGCAGTTAAACGACAACCGAGATTACATCTACGATATGGATTTACAATCCGCAGAAGCCTACGTCAACAGCGAATATGCAGTAGCATTAACAGAATTGGAGGTATGATTATGTTATATAGAACATTATTAAAACTTAAAGAGAGAAATGGACTTACAGATGATTTGAAAAATAAGATTGATGTGTTTTTTGCAGTTGGGAGAATCACAGAGGAACAGTACAATGAGCTGATGGATGTTAATAAGGAAGAAGAATCGAAAACGGAAACTGATTAACTAAAGAGAACTTTAATTAATTTATAAAAACAAAAGAAAAATAATCTTTAAGGAGGAATGGAGATGGTAGACATTATGTTGCCTTTAATAACTTGTATCTTTGTAGTTTTTGATTTAGCTAGCGGTGGAGTAGCCGCCTGTGCCAACCACGAGTGGAAATCCTCAGAAATGAGGAAAGGATTGTATCATAAATTTGGCTCCATTATGCTCGTGGTGCTTGCGTATCTTATCGACTATGCGCAGAGATATGTAGACTTGGGCTTTCGGGTGCCTATTGCCGCAGGCGTGTGTGTATACATCATTTTGATGGAACTAGGCTCTATTGTGGAGAACATCGGCAAAATTAACCCTGATTTGCTCCCAGACAAGGTTAGAGCGATTTTAGGACTCGACAAAATGAAATAAATTTACGTAATTTTTGCGTGTTTGAGGTGATGCAGTGAACAGAAGTTTGATAAAAAAACTCTGGAAATTAGGCGATAAACAATTTATTGATTATGCCTTGTCGTGTGCCCGCTTAACCTTGCGGGAGCGCGAAACTGTACAGTACTTGCTTTTTGACGGATTAACGCAGGAGCAAGCCGCCGAGAAAATGGATATAAGCACGAGAGGATTACAAGGGCTGTGGAGTTGTGCCGTAGAAAAGATTTTGTTAGTTCCCGGCACAATTCCGTACATAAATAGCCTTTAAGAAACTAAAGATAACTAAAAATCATGCGAGAAATAAGCGCGTTGCCTTCGTGGTGACACGCTTATTTTTTTGCGATAATAAAACTATAAGGAGGGCGGAGAGATGTATCAATATTGGAATCCTAACCCAGCGGCGGCAAAAGTGGGAGATTGCACCGTGCGCGCTATCTCAAAAGCTACAAAGCAAACGTGGGAAGAAACATATATACAACTTGCCCTGTACGGCTTAATGTTGTCAGATATGCCCTCAGCTAATGCGGTGTGGGGTGCATACCTCAAAGATAAGGGGTTTAATCGCTACATAATCCCCGATGAGTACATGACTTGCACTGTATCGGAATTTGCAAACAATCACCCAGAAGGGGCTTATATTTTAGCACTGTCAGGGCACGTTATAGCAGTAATTAACGGTAATTACTACGACACGTGGGACAGTGGAGCAATGACACCAATATATTACTGGAGGGAAGGAGGAAAATAAATGTTCGGTTATCCACAATATCCACAACAATATCCACAGTACCCGCAATATCCACAACCGGATTATCTCGACCAGCTCAACCGATTAAAACAACAGCAGGCACCGCCTCAACAAATGCAACAGCAGAACAATCCTGATGAACGGATTTGGGTACAAGGACAGGGCGCGGCGGAGGCGTATTTAGTAGCACCAAACTCTTTTGTTCGCCTGTGGGACAGCCAAGCACCAATTTTTTACGAAAAAAGAGCAGACCAGACGGGCAGACCGTTTTTAGAGGTGTTTGAATACAAGCGTAAAGGCACAGATTCGCCCACAGCGGAGCTTTCGCAATCTAGTCAACCAATCAACTACGAGGAACGCTTAAACGCCTTAGAGAGGCAAATGGAGACGTTAAGAAGGAGGATATTGAATGAATCTCAATCCAATGCAGATGATACAGCAGTTTCAACAGTTCAAACAGCAGTTTCAGGGGGACCCGAAGCAGGAAGTGCAAAACCTGCTAAATAGCGGGCAAATGAGCCAGCAACAGTATAACCAGTTGCAGGGCATGGCAACACAGTTTCAAAACCTTTTAAAGGGTTTTAAATAAATAAAAAGGAGTGATTTCATGGGATTAACAACAGACGGAATGAGCCCGGCAGATTTGGCGGCAGTCACAGGCAACAATAACGGCGCATTTGGCGAGGGTAACGGTGCTTGGTGGATTATCATTCTTTTCCTTTTCATCTTCTGTGGATGGGGAAACGGAAATGGATGGAATAACGGCGGCGGAGGCGCGGTAGACAACTATGTATTAGCTTCTGACTTTGCAACCTTACAGCGCCAGATTGATAGCGGCATTTCCTCCCTTGAGCGCAAGGGTGATGCCATCAACAGCGGTATTTGTGATGGATTTTATGCGATGAATACCTCTCTTCTCAACGGATTTGCAGGAACAAATAGCACAATCCAGCAGAACGGGTATGATACACGAAATGCAATCCAGCAGGGACAGATTGCAGATATGCAGAGTTTTAACGCTTTGCAGGCACAGTTAGCACAGTGCTGTTGTGATAATAAACAGGCTATTGCGGGCGTCAATTACAACATGGCAATGAATTCTAACGCAATCCAGCAGGAAGTTACAAGTGGCTTCTGCCAGACGAATTTTAACAACGCAAACAACACAAGAGATATCATTGACAACCAGAACAACAACGCTAGAGCTATCCTCGATGCCCTCACAGCGCAGAGAATCGAAGCTAAGGATGCTAAGATTGCCGAGCAGAACCAGCAGTTATTTGCGGCGCAGTTAGCGGCTTCTCAGGCATCACAGAATGAAACCTTAAAGGCATACATGCAGGGTCAGTTTACTTATTACAACCCTAGACCGGTGCCGGCTTTTCCGGTTTCCGCACCATATCAGTACGGTAACTGTGGGTGCAATACCGGTTGTGGATGCTAAAATTTTATAATTAGCAGCTTCCTGCGTTGACGGGATTGTTCGGCTTGTGCCGATGATGCTTATAGCGGCGGGGCAATCGTTCCGCCGTTTATTATTAAAAAAAGGAGTGATATAACGTGGCAGAATTTACCAATAGCACTATCGTAACCGTGGCAGCGGGGCAGAATTTACCGCTCACAGAGACAGCCGTAAAGTGCGGTAGCTGTATTACACATCGGGAGGGGGCAGGAATTGTGACCCTTAGAGGCCTTACAAACCAGTGCAGGGCGCGCTATAAGGTCAGCTTTGGGGCTAATATCGCCATACCCGCCGGTGGAACTGTGACACCTATTTCTATTGCCCTGGCAATCGCCGGAGAACCATTAAATAGTGCGACAGCAATCGTAACACCTGCGGCCGTAGGCGAATATTTTAATGTATTTACAGCGGCATTTATTGACGTTCCGCGCGGGTGCTGCATAACGATCGCAGTCGAAAATACATCTACGCAGGCAATTAATATAGCCAATAGCAATTTAATCGTCGAGAGAGTAGCGTAAAGGAGGGCAAAGAATGGAATCATTACACAAATTAAAAAAAATGATGTGCAGAGAGTTAGACGAGATTGCCGGCAAGGGCGATATGAGCGCCGGGGATTTGGAGGCAACACATAAGCTCACAGACACAATTAAAAATATCGACAAAATCATGTATCTGGAAGGCGACAACGAGTATAGTCGCGGCGGAGACTGGGACACGTCAGGAAGATACAGCCGCGGGCGTTATCCTGACATGGATTACGGTGATTATAGCAATGCCCGTAGAGGTCAGCACTATGTGAGAGGCCATTACTCTTACAACGATGCAAAAATGCAGGTAAAAGAGACCATTAAAGACATGATGCATGACAGTAATCTGTCTAGCACAGATCAGGCGGCTCTAGGCAGGGCGTTAGCAGAATTAGACCGATAAAAGGAAGGGGTGCCGCAATGATTAATATGAGCGAAATTAATGCCGAAATTGCGGCATTAGAGGCAGGAAAAACAACCTACGCCACTTGCGAACGGCTTTCGATTTTATACAATGTACGCAATAATTTGGAGCCAGATAAAGCACCAAACCAATCAACACCAAAAACAGCATATTATTCTTACGCATCCGAGCCGGAATCTGAATTTAAGGAGGTAGCCCGGAAAGCAGACTTTGAGCATTTGCTGTATGTACTTGACGAACACATGAAAGCCATAGAAGCAATGTATCCGCGAGAATATCGTTCGGTTTTGCGAAAAATAAAAGAGGGCGCTTGAAACGTCCTCTTTCTTTCTGTATAATGTAACTGCATCTCCTTTATTTTTAATATTTTGTTATGCAGTAACTGGTTTTAACCCGGTGGATTCGTCAGTCAATTACAAGGGCAATCGCAGATCAGGCGAGGACGATTCGGATTCCAGTGCATATGGTAGAGACAATGAATCGGGTTAATCGAACGAGCAGGAGGCTTTTACAGGAATACGGAAGAGAACCGACCCCAGAAGAAATCGCGGTTACGATGAACCTTCCGGTAGAGCGGATACTTGAAGTTTCTAAGATTTCACAGGAACCAGTTTCTTTAGAAACACCAATTGGAGAGGAAGAAGACAGTCACCTTGGAGACTTTATTCAGGATGAACATGTGCCTGTTCCGTCAGAAGAAGCAGCCCACACATTACTTCGTGAACAGCTTGAAGAAGTTATGGATACCCTGTCTGATCGGGAGCAAAAGGTTTTAGCACTTCGTTTTGGATTAGAAGACGGAAAGCCACACACCCTAGAAGAAGTGGGAAGAGACTTTCAAGTGACAAGAGAACGTATTCGCCAGATTGAGGCGAAGGCCTTGCGCAAGCTGCGTCATCCAACGAGGAGTAGAAAACTCAGAGATTTTTTGGGAGAATAGAATAAAGAAATAGAGAATAAAGGACAGGTATATTTATATGGATTTTAAGTCTTATAAATATACCTGCTTTTGTCATTGAAAAAAGGGATAGAGATACCGTATAATATTCAGAGAAAATAGATAAGTAATACATACGAAACAAGAAATAGGTTAAGGAATATAATTTAGGAGGCAGACAATTTAAA